AAATCATAGATGCTATTAATAACACTTCTGGGATGCACTTAAACCAAGTAAGTAGAGTATATATTAACACAGTAAAATATCCTACAGATGATACTGGTGAGCCTTTGTACTATGCTTTTAATGGTAGTGATGCTTCAAATAATTTAAAAATAGATTTATCACCAGTTCCTACATCTGCTCAGATAATCTCGTTTGATATTGTAAAGTATCAAGATGATTTAACTACTGCTACTACAGTATTAAAAGTTCCATCTAAGCCAGTTATACTTGGAGCATGGGCTAGAGCAATAGCTGAAAGAGGTGAAGATGGTGGAACACAATCTAGTATTATGGCTCAAGAAGCTAGTGAAGCACTTAAACAAGCAATCATATTAGATAGTGGAAATACTCAATATGAATCAGATTGGTTTGTAAATGAGAATCATTCTCAAACAACAGTTAATTTTAGATAATGGCAAAGGAAATTACATATCAACCCTTATCGGATATAGGTTTAAATGGACTAAACACTCAAAGTAACCCTGCAACCTTAGACCATTCATGGCTAACTAAAGCAGAGAATATAGTTTTAAGGGAGTCTGGTCGTATTACTTTTAGAAAAGGTTTGAAACAGAAAGTTGCTCCTAATGGTTCAGATGCAGCAATAGGTTCTATGGTTGAACATAAAGAAGCTGATGGTACTAATAAGATATTCGCTAGTTATGGTACATCTATATATACAGTAGATTTTACTGACCCTGCTGATGCTTTTCCTACTGGTGATGATGATACTAAACATACTGTAGGAAGTTCGACAGGTGATTGGCAATTTGTAAACTTCAATGGTAGGTTAAATGCTTTCCATGATAGTATAGTACCACAGAGATATGATGGTTCATTAGGTTCTGGTGTAAAGTGGGCAGCTTATGATAATGCTCATAGACCATCTTCGGTAACATCAGCACAATTCAAGCCTAGTTGTGGTATGGGGTATTATGGTCGTATGTGGGTAGGTGGAGTCGCAGAAGAAAAAGATGTTGTTCACTACTCATCCTTATTAGATAGTGATGATTTTAGAACGACAGCAGAAAATGGTGCTTCAAATGGTGGTTCTATAGATTTAAAAACTGTATGGGGTACTGATGAGATAGTGGCAATCGCACCTTTCTTTGGTAAATTAGTTATATTTGGTAAGAATAACATAGCAATCTATGATAGTCCAGATGTAATTGCAAGTATAGCACTTAATGAAGTTATTAAAGGTGTTGGTCTAGTATCAAGAGATAGTGTACAAGCTATTGGAGATGATTTGGTATTCCTTTCAAACACAGGATTACGCTCTCTTGCTCGTACAACAGAGAAAGATAAACTACCACTACAAGATTTATCTTTAAATATAAAAGATACATTAATTAGGAATATAGGTAATAGTACGAATGTTAAGAGTATATATGTAGAGAATGAGGGCATATATATTATGTCTTTTGTAGATAAAAATATAAATTATGTGTTTGATTTTAAACATAGGACACCTAATAATGCACCAAGAGTAACTACATGGTCTTTTGATAATGATAGAGAACCTGCATCTATGATATATACAGAATTATATAGTGGTCTACTTGTAGGACAGAAAGATGGAAGTATCGCTGGATATGAGCAATGGTATGATACTGATTTGGCAGGAGCAGCCACTTATACAGATGCCTCTTATACATGGAGTCTGGAAACAGTATGGGTAAACTTAGGTGAATCTATAGCAGCATCTCTATTAAAGAAATTATTTCTGGTGTTGGAAGGTGGTTCTGGTGCAACAATGGGAATAAAGTGGTACAGGGATTTTAGTATTACACCATCTACAACGACTTCTATAGTTCTAAATCCTGTAACAACTGGCACTACTTCTTTATATGGTGCATCTACATCTCGGTATGGAGCAACAACAGTTTCTCATACACACAATGCAACATTGCATCCATCTAATTCTACTTATGCACCTCTATTTGGACTAAGAGAATATAAGACATCACTTACAGGTAGTGCAAAGCACTTAAAACTAGCATTAGACATAGAGAGTAATGGTTTTGATGCCTCTCTACAAGACTTAATACTTTTACATAAACAAGGGAAAATAAGATAATGGCAGATTATACATTAGCAGTTTCTTGGTCTGGAAAGGATGCACTAGCTGACTCGGATTCAAGAAAGGTAATATCTGGAGATGACTTTCATACGGAATTCACTACAGTACAAACAGCAATTAACTCAAAGGCAAACACAGCTTCGCCTACTCTGACAGGTACACCAGCAGCACCAACAGCAGCAGTAGCTACGAATACAACACAGATAGCAACGACAGCCTTTGTAAGAGCAGAGATAGCAAATAGAGCCTATCCTGTAGGTTCAATATTTACAACAGTAACAGCTTATGCTGATTCAGCAGCAGTAGTTGCAGTAGTAGGTGGAACAACTTGGGTAGCCTTTGGAGCAGGTAAGGTGCTTGTAGGTTTAGATTCTGGTGATAGTGACTTTGATACTGTACAGGAAACAGGTGGTTCTAAGACACATACACTAACAACTGCTGAAATACCTGCTCATACGCACTCTTACTACAAATCAACTACTTCTGATAATTTTAGTATTGACGATACAGGTAGAGTTACAGGAGCAGCTTCAGCAACAACAGGCTCAACTGGTGGTGGTGGAGCACATAACAACTTACAACCATATATAGTAGTCTATATGTGGAAACGAACAGCATAGGAGAATAAGATGGGATATGAAACAGAAGCGTATGGAGCACAGGGTAAAAATGCCTTCTATAGTAAGCCAAAACCATTTGGTGCTAAAGTAGTAACCCCTAAAGGTGGTGGAATAAACTTAGGTTCTCTTCTAGGTGGTTTGTTTGGTGGTGGTAAAAATATAGATTACGCCCAACAAGACTTTGAAAGACAACAACAGTTAATGGACAAGATGTACGAGATGAGTGCACCATATAGCACTTATGGAGTTACTGGAAGTAATGTTGTAGACCAAGATGGTAAAACAATTAAACAAACTCTATCTCCAGAGTTACAAGCACAGTATGATGCCTTACTTCAACGCTCTGGATTGACTGCTGATAGAGTTGCTCAAATGTCTGGTAGCCCACAAGAGTTACAAAATTATATATATAATCAACAACAAGCATTACTACAACCATCTCAAGACCAAGCTAGGTCGCAACTAGATGAACAATTAGTAGCTAGAGGTATGCTAGGTTCTACAGGTGGTGCTTCACAAAGAGGTGAACTTGAAACAAGTATTGGTATGCAAAATCAACAAGCACTAGCTAATGCTTTAACACAATCACAAGGAATACTAGATGCAGAGAGAGGTAGACAATCAATGGATGTGTCTAACGCTTTAACTATGGCTGGACAGCCAAATGCAATGGCAGGTATTGGTGGAACTTATGCTGCTGGTGCAAATATTACTGGCTCTGGAGTATCTGGTTCATCTATAAATATTGCTAATCAATTAGCAACTAGAGATGGAACACGAAAAAAGGGTCTTTGGGATATGTTAGGAATGAGTAGTGGTGGTGGTAGTGGCGGACTATTTGGTGATGCTTTTAGTGGTCTGTTCGTTTAAATAAGGAGATAAGATGGCTAGTTTATTTAGTAACAAATATGATGTAGAGCAGAGCATTAATGATGCAATGACACAGACAGCATTATCGTATGGAATGTTAGACCGCTCTGCTTACGCACCAATGACAGCAAGTACAGCACTACAAGGTGATATGGCTGGTAGAGGTATAGGTATGATGGTGGGTGGACAAGACCCTATGGTAGCTAAACAAACTGCTATTGATGCTATTATGCAAAAATATCCTAATCCAGACACACCAAAAGAAATGGCTGATATTGCGAATGAATTAGGTAAAGCTGGATTTCAAGGCTTGGCTAATGAAGTTAGAAATGTAGGTATAGAATTACAAAAAACAGAAACAACACTTACTACACCTAGTAAAGATTTACTTAATCAAGTTAATTTTAAACTTGGTTCATCTGTTATAACTGATGAATTGTTAGATTCTTATTTATTGTCAAAACAACCATTAGGTGAAGATGGTTTACCTAAACCTTTTAATATTGGCACTAAAGCAGAAGGCGGTAGTATTACACAAACTTCATATAATGCTAAAAAAGAGGCTGGTAGAAAGGAATTAGAGGCACAATTTAAAGCATTTCGTAATGCAATTTCTCGTGATAAAAAATGGACTGTTAATGAAATTAATAATATGTTATCTAACACAAACTTGTTGACAAGTGAGTTTAAAAAGTGGGCTAAAACACAAGGAAATGAAAGGGCACAATGGTTAGATAAAAATATGGTTATTGCTAATCCTGCTGGTGGTACAACAGTTGTAAACCCTCAAAATATTGATAGTAGTTTAGAAGATACATCACAATCTAGTGGTAGTATTGTATTGGAATCATTAGACCCAGAGAAATTAAACGAGCACACAGACCAAGCACAGGAAATTTTAGATAATAAGCCTACTTCTCAAGAACATAAACAAATGCTTGAGGACTTACAAGAAATAATAAACACAGGATTCTTTAAAGGAAATGTTGCAATAGATAATTTAAATGCAACACAACAAATATTGTATTGGAGATTAAGAGCAGAATTTCCAGACTGGAGTTCAGATACAGCAGCTATGAACTCTGGTGCTTTTAACGACCCAGACACGCAAATGTGGTTTGAAGAAATGCTTAGTGATGTAGGAACACCACAAGCACCAGATATAACTGCTATGGGTGGACAAGTAGTCTAATGTCTAGTGTATTTGTAGAAGGTGTTGGTTATGTTTCTATAGACTCTAATAAGTCTGAAGCACAAAAACAAGCTACTATTAAATACTATAAAGAGGTTGCTCCTAAGTATAAAGGAATGGGTGGCTTCTGGGCAGGAGATGCTGATATTAAATCTCAAATATATAGATGGGGTCAAAAACTTTCTGGCACAGAAGATGAAGAAAAAAATAGATGGTTTCAAGAACAAGTAGAAGAATGGGGAAACATGATTGGTATTTATGATTCTATTGCTTTAGCTAAATATTATGAAGATATAGCTAAAGAAGGAGAATTAACAAAAGGTGAACAAGCAGATGCCGAAGCCAACATGGCTGTTTTAAATGAATTTAAAAAAGATATGTATTTTGCTTATGATAATAATGAAAAAGATATATCTCAAGTTCAACAAAAATATGGTTATGAGCCAGAAGAATTAAGTGTATTAGAAGGATTGGGTGCATTTTATGATATGGCTACGACTAATCCTATGTACACATTAGGTAGTCTTTTTGGAATGTTACGGAAAGACCCGCAATATTTGTTGTTAAGTTATCTTAGAATACCAAAAATGGCTAGTGGAATGACTACTACAGCAGTAAACATGGCAGCAAAAGCCTCAATGATGCAGCCTAAGTATGTACAAAAAGTAGGCAGGTTTATGCAAAACTCACGAGTACAAGCTGGTGTGGGTAGGGGTGTTGAGGGTGCTACTTATGGTGGGGTTTATGAAGCATTACATGACTTAACTTTTAAAGGGTATATAGACCCACAAAATGTTAAAAGAGGTCTTGCTCTAGGTGCGTTAGTAGGTACAGCATTTGGTGGTATTGCTGGAAGCATTGGTAATAAGAGTTGGATGGTAAGTAAAGTTAGTTCAGAACAAGCAGCACAAAGATTAGCTAAACCAAAAGCTGGACAATCTAAAGGAGAGCCTAAAGGAGATAGAACACAGCCTACTATTTTAGACAATGTAAATAAAAACTACAGACCAGAAACAGTATCTTTATTACCAGATGGTTTATCTCATACAGCTAGAGCAAAGTTGTGGTTTAATAGAAGTATTCAAATTAGACAAGATGCTTGGCTTAAAAAAAATCCAAAGGAATCAATTAAAAATAGTAGAGTTAGACAAGAACATAGACAAGATATACTTAAAGAAAGAAAAGAGTTGGGTAAATTAAAAAATAAAGATGGTTCTAAATTATTTTCTAAAGCACAAATAAAAGGTCTTGCTGAAAAAAATGTTGCACAGCGTTTAGAACATGAACACAATATTAATTTTAAAAAAGAAGGTGTAAAAAAACATAATGACCCAAGTTGGGGTAATAGAAGAGAAGTGGCACAAGGCAAAAAAGATTTAAAAGATGGAGTAGTAATAAGAGAAAGAGATACTCATACTGACATATTTAATAATGCTGATGCTATACCTAAAAAAGCAACTGCAAAACAGATAGCAGCATACGCTGCTGGTGGAGCAGCACTAGGTGCTTATATAGCTTCAGAAGATAAACAACTTGGTGGTTTAATAGGCATGGTTGCTGGTGGTGTTTTGAGAAGGCAATTAAAAGGTTTAGATGCAAACCAAGCTAGATTAAAAATGAAGTTTTATAGTGCTGCTGATAACGCTGGAATATCAAGAAGGTTAAGTGAGTTATATACTGGTAAAACTATGGCTACACTTAAAAGCGTATTAATGGGTAAGAACCCTAAGATGTCGCATGAAGTATTTTTAGACCATATAGAATTTTATAGCAAACCCGAATATGCCAAGTTAAGAGAATCTTTACCACTAGAAGTGCGAGTGGGTATTGATGCTGTTAGAGAGTTAATGAGAAAGTTTAAAGCAGATGCTAAAAAATATGGCATACTTAAAAATGAACAATTTATTAATGATTATATAGCACATATATTTGGCAATAAGCCACCTAAAGGTAAAAATTTAAGGAATATTCAAGAAAGACTGGGTAATGTTTTAGATACTACATCTTCTAATGCTATGCCTCGTAAATTACATAAGACAATTAGTCAAATAGTAAAAGAATTTCCAGAATATAATATAGAAACAGATGTATTTAAAATACTAGATGGTTATAGTAGGTCTATGACCAAGGCAATAACAGGTGCAGAATTAGTAAAAGAAATAACTGCGGTTGGTGTTCTTGAGGGTAAACAAACAATAGGTCTTGTGCTAACAGAAGGAGCTAACAAGGCAATGGATATTCTTGCAAAAAAATTAGGTTATAAGTCTGTTAATCAACCTGCTTTAAAAGGTAAACTTGTACATCCATTAATGGCTAAATCTTTTGAAGATTTCTTTTTTACTCCAGTAGGTTCTAATTTAATATTAAATAAAGCAATTACTGTAACAAATGCTCTTAAAAGAATAGCTGTTACTTGGTCATTTTTTCATGCTCAATCTTTAATTCTTTCTGCTGCATACGCAGGAGCAGGTGTTATAGGTGCTGTAACTGGGTTAAGTAAAACTGGTAGAGCAAGAATGAATAGAGTGCGAGAATTAATGAATGGTCAATGGGAGCAGAATCCTGTTAAATATAATAAGCATGGTGAAATAATAGAAACCACTAATAATATGTTACCAGAACAAGTGTATGGAGATTTTCTTCATAGACAAACTTTAAAAGAATTAGCAGAACATGGTATTGGAGTTGCTGTTAAAGCAAATGAATTTATAGATGCTGGTTATAGCACAATGAAAACAATCTTAGATAAAATACCAGTAGTAGGTGAAGTACAAACTGGGATAGATAAAATAACATGGGATATATTACATGACCATCTTAAAATATTTACTTATCTTACAGTAAAAGAAAGGGCTATGTCTGGAACACCTAAAGGATTGGGAAGAATTATACCAAAAAAATATTTAGAAGGTGGAAAATGGAAGGGGTTAAATGAATACGAAGCTGGTCAAATAGCTGGTAAATATGTTAATAACGCATTTGGTGGACAATCACATACTAAATTAGCTTTAGAGTGGCAGGCAAAAGCGATTGAAAATATAAATAATCCTAAAGGTGAAATATACCAATGGATGGCATTAGCAACTGCACCTTCAAAAGCTAGATTATCAAACCTTGTTTTATTCTCACCAGACTGGACAGTATCAAATATTAGAATTGCCTTTAGGGGTATGGGTATGACTAAAGATTTAGTTTCAAAAGTTGCAAGAGGTGGAAAATTAACAACTAAAGAACTTGCAGAATGGAATATGTACGCTGGTTATATGACTAGAGGATTTATAATTACATCTTTTGGTGCTTATGTATTACATTCATGGTTAGCTGATGAAGGACATGAATTTGATTTAGCAGATTTTTGGCTAACAGGAAGGCTACAGTTAGGTGGTGGTGAAGAAATGGTTGTATCAAAACAAATTGCAGAACCAATACATTGGTTAATGCACCCTATGAATACAGCATGGAACAAATCCTCTACATTTCCTAAAACAATTGCTGAAATATTTATGGGTAAAGAGTATATAAGTTTAAAACATGGAAATTGGCGAGGGCCGAGTATGGATTTAACAAAGCCTAAAGATATAGTGAAATATGGGGTTAGTAAAATAACACCAATTTCTGGCAACCCATTTAGGAGATGGTTGTGGGAAGGCAATTATGCTACTGCTGATATGATAAAACATACACTTGCAGGAATGAGTGGATTCCCATTTTATGGGCGTAAAAATTAAATAATAATAGGAGTAAGATATGGCACATCCAAGAGATGTAAGAATAGCAGAGTTAAAGGCTCAGATAGAATCTGCTAAAGCTGAGATAAAA